AAGATTTAAACTCCCTGTAATATATACTTGGATTATATTTGCAGTAGATACCAATTGTCCTCCCGTCGTTCCATTTGTAGTTACACTACCCGTTACTGTGATAATTGAACCAGCACCAGGTGTGGTTATTATTGGGTTTGTAGTGTAATTTGTTGTGATATCTCCGTTGATGTTGATGTTACATACCGAGTTATTGTTTATACTAATTATAGATACGTTATTTGTTGGGGAAGGTGGGATAGAAATAGGACCTGTTATATTTAATGTTGTATTAGATGCTTTTATTACAATTGTATCTTGAGTTGCGGAGCTTCCTGTGGGTGATACACTTCCACTAATATTAATAATAGATGGTGAGTTTATAGTGAGTAAAGAACCACCACCGCGAGAAGTTGTTCGTTTTATGTTTCCATTAATCGCAATTGTTCCTGTACCGTTAACGGTTACCGTTACTATATTAGCAGTATTATTAATTGTATCTAAATCACCATTAAGTGTAAATCCTGTTGAACCTGAATTAAATGTTAAGCAATTTGTTGTTCCCGAATTAATGTTAGCTGTTATGGTATAGTTATCGTTAAGTACAAACCCACCACCAGATGCTGCACTACCCGTTGTTAATGTGCGTAATTGTGCAACATTGATATCTTGGTCTATTGTTACTGTAAATCCATTTGCTGCCACATCGTCCCCAATAGTAGGAATAATTGAACCACTCCAAATTGCGGAGTTGCTCCAATTACCAGAAGCTATGGGAAAACGTATTGCCATCTACAGTCCTTTTTCTATTATAAATTGTTGAATAGTTCCAAGTATGTTGTATGCTGCAGTTTCAGCTGGCATATCTTCGGAGGCAAACACATCCAAATAAACTACAGGACGATCATGTCCTTGCAACACTGTCAGTGTTCCAGTTTCTGTTTCACGGTATGGTGTTAAACGCATTGCAACACTAGCACCAACTTCGGTTTCCTTTACTAAAGGTGAAATTGATAGATTTACAGTGTAGTATGGGTATTCAACACCATCTACTACAATTGGGTTAGTGGATTGAATTGGCATAACATATTCCTTTATTATAAATATGTATATGAGTATCTATTGGTCCAAGCAGCACTAGATGTAACTTGGGTTATGGTTGCACCTGATGCGGATATTGCTAATCGAGACAATGTCCATACTGTGGCAGATTCGGCAGACCCTACCGGAGCATATCCCGTGTAAAGATAATTTACGTTTGGATCAAGTGATGAAGTATAATCACTTCTGCGAATATATTCTGTTGCACCTACTCCCGTCAGGCCTGACCCATCTCCGACAAATGACCCGGTGAAGGAACCTGTCATTGCACCCGTTTCCCAATCCAATGTTACTGTAGCACCATCTGATTTAACAAGTTGTCGATTGTCAAAATTTATAGATACAATATCTGATGTGTCAAATAATCTTCTTGTATTACTATCTAATACCATAGTACCATCTGTACTATCATAAATTTGCACACCATTTGGATCAACTATTAATGAATCTATTCCGATGGGGTTAACTGTAAAATTATCTGTTTGTAAATTTACTGCAGAACCAGAAGTTGTTAATGAACCCGTAATGCCTAATGAACCAGTAATTTCAGCCGAACCTGTGTATGGAAATGGTGGTATGTAATTACTTAAATATGATGCAGTTGCTGCAAATGAAGCGCTTGTTGCTGTGCCTTGTAATGATCCAGTAATACCTGCTGTTACGTTAAGTGATCCGGTAATTTCAGAATTACCCTGTGAACGATAACCGTTCTTGATTATAAATTCATTTGCCATTGCTTTTCCCTATCCAAGCTAATTTAATATAAATATGATTATACTCCGAAACGTGCTCTTGTTGCATTGAAGTTTTGAAGTACTTCTTGTTGTGATAATCCTTTTGAATATATTCTAGCAGTAGCAATTCTACACCCAGAAGAAAAATTATTAGTTTGCCCGCCATTACCGATTGCAGCAAAGGATATATTAGGTGTAATTGATATTCCATTTAATGGGGCAGAACTAGCAGATGAGCGTAACGTTCCATTAATGTATAACCTACTAAAATCATTTCTTATAAATGTTCCTACCACGTGATACCAACTATTATTGGTAAAACTTACAGTTAATGCCGGTTGTACAATTGTACCTGCGTTCCGTACTTGCCAAGCCCAATAATTGATACTACTTTGCGTAAGCATTCCTAAACCCCATCCAGCTGTATTTCCAAAGTAACCTTGTCCGAAAAATCCACCTAAATTTGTTGTTGGGGGTTCTGATATATACGCAGTATATGGCCCCGTCGGGTAAATCCACATTTCTAAAGATACGTCACCGGTTGTTCCCGGAGAATACCCGAATGTGCCGGCAGGAAATGCAGCATAATCATTCGTCCCATCAAATACAACACTTCCGCCATTGCTACTATTAAAAGTTGGTCCATTTGTTAATGTTCCATTACGTGAATTTCCGGAAATATCCGTCCAAGTAACACCATTATATGGTTGAGGATATGAACGTGGATTAGCAGCATCTAAATTTAGAATTAATCCATTAGTTACAATATTACCTTGTCCACCTGTTACTGTACTCATAGTATTGGTTCTTCACTTGTCCATTCCGGACCAGCTAAAATAGTTAATATTTCCTCGTACGTGTAAGGTCCTTCTGCAGTTGTTAAAGCCGCAACACTTGAAGGAATAGCGCCATCCCATTTTACAAATGTTCGGGTTTCATCCGTTGATTTACGTACTGTATCTACAGATGTTTCATGTACTTGAGTGAAATCAATGAGTGGTAATTCTGATACGTTGAATATCATGAATTCTCTGTTTGGGTATTCTTGTGTTTCCATATGTTATAAATATCTTCCTTTTGTGGCATTATAGTTTTGAAGTACTTCTGTTGCGGAGAGGGCACGGTTGTAGATTGAGGTTTGTGCTATATTTCCATTAAGATAACCGCCTAGGACTTGTGATCCACCGATTTGAAGATTACTAACATTTGATACTACAAAAGTTTGTGAGTATGTGTTTGAATTATCTAAAACACCATTTATATATATTGTTTGTAATTTTGACGTATTATTATATGTTGATACAATATTATACCACACACCATTTATGATTGAGGAATTAGAATCCAATAATCCGTTCGCATTATAGGCCCAAAATCTTATTTTATTTACGGAATTTATTCTATATGAATACCCAGATCCAAATGATCCCTCAGTTGATGTGTCAATAATAAATTGGTTAGCATTTATTATATTAACTTTAATCCACGATGATAAAGTAAAATTAGTTAATTGTAAGGTGGTTGAGTTAGGTGGTTTAATAAAATCATCTCCACCATCAAAAACAATACTTCCTCCATTTGCGCTATTAAACGTAGGTCCATTTGTTAAAGTTCCCGTATTTCCCCCACGTGATAAATCTGTCCAAACGGTACCACTACTAGGATATGAACGAGTATTTGCTGCATCTAAATACAACACTAGTCCATCTGTGATTATTTTTGGTGAATAGTTAAATGCCATTTTATAAGCCTCTTACAATTGTTTTTATAGTCCAGGCTCCAGAAGTTGAAGAACCAGTTAAAGCCATAGCGGAACCTGTTACTACTACAACGAACGAAATAGCACTTGTACTTCCAAAGTCTGTTGTGGTAGTTTCTGTGAAATTAACCGCAGATCCTGATTGGATAGCCATTATTGTACCCGCTCTAGCGTTTGAACCTGAACGAACTGAATATTCAAAGAATGCTGTATCGTATGAAGCGGTAGGTAATGAATACAATACAAAAGAACCTGAATTTGTTTGGGTTACTTTTGCTGTAGTGATTAGCATTGGATCTAGGTAGTTTCCAATGAGTGTGGTATTGTCTGAAAATACCTCTAGTATTGGTAAACCGGAAATATCATTTACTGAAAATAAACTTCCACTTAAACTGTCTGTTACTGAAAATAATTCACCTTGTGAACCTTGTACTGTAAATACTGGTTGGGTTGATCCTGAACCATATATCGTTAATGTTGATCCGCTATTCATATTGCTTGATGCAGATAAGAACATGCGTGAACCTGTAATATTTTGAGTTATGTTAATCGAACCCGTAATTAATACGTTTTGATTGAGTGGTGTTACAAATGAGGCTGTTGATGCAAATGATGCACTTATAGCTCTAGATGCAGATACGGCAAATGAAGCAGATGTAGCAAAACTTGCAGATACTGCATTTAAAACATAGCTAGCAGTTTGAGCGGTTACTATGTAACTAGCTGTAGATGCAAATGATGCTGAAGTAGCAAAACTAGGAGTTCCATTTTCCCATGTGCCTGAGTTATAAATAAGCGCTTGACCATTACTAGGAGTAGTAATTGTTACATCACCTAAATCATCTAATGTTTGTGCAATTGCACCACCAGAAGTAGAACTTCCTGCAATATTTCTAAAAATACCGCTATTAATTATACTATTGTTTGTAGCATCTGTTAAGTTGTTGGTTTGTCCTTTTAATACTAGGTAACCAACAAATATCAATGAATGTGCAGTAAACTCTCCTTCTGTAAAGCTGTCGGTAGCTAAATACTGTAATGCATTAATTTTAGTTGTATATATGTTTTGGCCGTAGTATACTACAACTCTACCGGTAACTGGGTTAGCAAATACTCTTTGAATTTGCCAATCTCCCGCAGCCATTGTGTTTAATACTCCAGTACCATCATCCCAATAATCAGGATCAACTGTTGTATAAAATGCTCCTCCGTTGTTATCTAAACGAACCCCAGAGCCGGATCTATATGCTCGAGCAATCGATGCGGTTGCAAAAGCATTTCCATGATAGTGGGATGGACTATTTGGATCTTGCGGATAAAATCCACCCATTGTATATGCAACGCCGTTACCTATACCAAAGCCTAATGTTCCCGGATGTGCATTAATTGAAAATCCATCTATCTTTAATGGACCAAATGCTCTAATAAAAGCACTTTGTTGTGAATCGCTATCGTATGTGGTTTGAACATTGCTACCAACACCTGTTATTGTTGCGTAGTTGGGGTGAGTGGCTCTTCCTAAAGGAATTGCTTGTTCATATTGTGTTTGATCGAAAAACTCCGTTTGTTGATGTATCGTGCCTACGCTATCAACGTATATGTATGTGTTTTGTGATGATGTTAAATATGTTGCCGATGCTGAATAATTAGGCCATGTTACATATGTAAATTGTGGATTAATTTCTTTACTAAATGATGCATTAGGATCAAGTATCACGCCAGAGCCTGACGATACATATATGGTAGCACCCGATGCTGATATGATACCACCATACAATAGACCGGTACTTATTCCACCCTCTAACCATTTGAATTTAACTAGATTACCATATTGACGATAATATAAATCATAGCCTTGTTCCGTGTTAGATGCAGATGTAAATAGGAATGATGCTGTTAGGTTTGTACCGCCTGGATCTTGTGCTGGGTCTAGACGAAGTGTTCCTGCTAACGTTAGATCGGCAAGTGCATTCATTGATCCGGATACATAAATTGAACCAGATAAATTTGTTTGTCCTAATAAATTATTTGTTCCAATTTGTGTAGTAGATCCACTTATATTCAATGATCCGGTTATGATTACATTTTGCGTTAATGGTAATACATATGATGCAGTCGTTGTATATGATGCGCTAACAGCTTGTAAAACGTAACTTGCTGTTTGGGCTGTTTGAATATATGATGCAGTTTGCGAGAAACTAGATGATACTGCATTTAGAACGTAACTAGCTGTTTGAGCAGTAACAATATATGATGCCGTAACCGCATTTGTAGCATATGATGATGAAACTGCATTTAACACATATGAAGCTGTTGTAGCAGTTCCTAGTAAAGAACCTGTTAATGAACCTGATGCTCTTAATGCTAAACTAGACGTTTGCGCAAGTGTAACAAACGATGCAGTTTGGGCTGTTTGAACATATGAAGCAGTTACTGCATTTGTTGCCCAAGACGCAGTTCCAAACAATGATCCGGTGATGTTTCCTTGTACTCGCAGTGATCCGGTAATCTCAACATCACTTTGTCGAGATATAGGATTTGAACCAGTCCATTTTGATGAAACAATTCCAGTTAACTGAGAACCATCTCCTGTAAAACTACCTGTGAATGATCCGGTTGTGTATGATGCAGTAAATGCATTGAATGATGCAGTCGTTACTAGAGAACCGGTATTAAATGATACGCTACCTGACAGAAATGATGCTGTAAGCGCATAACTTGCTGATATTGGATATAGTGATCCTGTTTGAAGTTGTCCTGGTTTAAACTGTCTCATTATTGCCATCTCCCTTTAACAATTACAACATCTGTTGCATCAACTCCATAACCTAACATGTTAGTATCAAATACAATTGTTTGTGTGGCAACGTCACTAGGTGTCCATGTATATGTTGCTTTATCTACATATTGTCCATTAATGTAAATATCAAATTCATTGACTGATGCAACTGTAAACGTTACTGGATTTGTTTTTGCATATGCTGAAACAGTTACAGTTGTAGAAGATGAATATGTAGCTTGTTTTTCTGTTATTGCAATAAGATACACAAATCCGGAAGTGTCTAATGTAGTACTACCACCTGATCCATTAATAACTACCGTTCCTCCACTTAACAAATTGCTTTGATATTGCAAAATAGCTTGTGGTATTGTTGTTGTTGAGAATATATTCAAATCGCCTACATCTACAGTTACATCAAATGAAACTTTTTTAATTGAATACATTTTTCGAATTGTTTCAATACGAGTTTCTTGTGCAGCTAACAACGTGCCTAATACGGTAAGTGGAATAGTTGCTCGTACTAATCGATCTTCGCCAACCGTATTCACAGTTTCAAACGAAGTACTACCCATGGTTACATGAAATTTATTTCCTTCATTTCCCCATCCGTAACGATTATATGGTAAAAGTTGATCAATCAAATCATTCATTTGAGTTGAAAAATCACACCATAACAACATTTCATATTCCAATGTTACATATTTAGGAATATCAATTACAAATAATTCTTGTGAATTTGCTGGTTGTTGTTCTGGTATTGGAAATAATAAATCTTCATAACGATTACGTTTATTGTAACGTTGTCTATGAATAAAATGATTTCCTGGATATTGTCGATTAACATCCAATGTTTTATTATTATCTCGTTCTTGTACTGAATTTCTTTTCAACATTATTAACGGAGATTGCAATTTACCTTTTTCATCACGTAAATAACCCAATCTACGTACATTATCGGCTTTTTCTCCGTTAGCAAAAATTACCGGTACCGGAATGATTGTTTGGTCGGCTCTAATTTGAGGTTGTATTTCATTATCAATATACCATTTAATTGCATAATCAATATCATATATTGTTCGCTGTTTAGAACGAACTACATCATCATCTCTACGAGTTTGGTTGGACCTATCAAATATAGGGTCATTGAATAGTCCACCATCTGCATTTTTTGAGTTTGGTTTATTCGTTTTACGATCAATATTATTTCTATTTGGTTTAGGCATTAAAATCCTTTGTATGCAGGTAAATTATTATCTCCACCTCGACGAATATCTTTAATTCCCGTTGGTGTTTGTCGCGTCACATGTGCATCTACTACAATAGAATT